CGACATGAAAAATAATGTTGGTCAAAAAGATGACTTTGAACATGTGTTGAAGTTTATCATCGATAATCGACACAAATATCAATTCGTTTTTATTGGAGCATATCCTCCACCTTTACAACCTTACGTTGTTTCCCGAGAAATTGAATTCCATCCTTGGAAGAATCTTTTAGAGTATCCAACATTTTTAGCTTCTCTAAATGCTCAATTGTTCATTGCACCATTACAGGATAATAATTTCAACAAAGCCAAATCAGATATTAAGTTTATTGAAGCCGCGCAGTTGGGTATTCCTTGTTTGTGTCAGGATTTGGTAACTTATTCAACAGCCCCTGACTTTCTTCGATTCAAAACAGCGGAGGATTTAGAGGATAAAATTCAAAAGATTCTTAAGAATAAAGCTGGATATTATCGTCTGATTCCGGATTTAAGAAAGGTAGGTGCCACCCGTTTCCTTGAACTCGAACACAATGTTGGCAGCTTTATTGAGGCATTGGATACCCCTTACGGTTCCAAGGATCGTAGGTTCCTCAAAATGTGGAATTGACATTTGGTAAATGACTGATACACTCAAATTGTGTATAGAAACTGTGTATATTCAAATAAAGACAAGGCTATCCATCTTTGGACATGGGATGCTTTCGGTAATAGGGTAAAGCAAGAGATACCCTATAAGCCGTATGTTATGCTTGAGGATAAATCAGGTCCATTCACAAGTATATACAACACACCTCTAAAGAAGAGGGAATTTGAAACCGAATACGATAGACGGAAGTTCGCTAAGGAATTCGGTGTTAAGAGAATATTTGAGAATATCACACCGTATCAACAATTTTTGATAGACGAGTATTATAGGGATTCTGAAAAGGAAGAATTTTCACAGTATCCTTTGAAGATATGTTTTGTCGATATCGAAAACCCAGCATCGGACCATTATCCTAATGTTGAGTTGGCTGATACTGTGATAAATCTATTAACTTGTTATGATACAGAGACGAAAAGATACACAGTCTTTGGCTTAAAAGCATATAAACCTAAAAAAGCTAATGTTGATTATCATCACTGTAAATCAGAACACGATCTTTTGAAGAAATTCATTGGACATTTCTCAAGCGATTACCCCGATGTCTTATGTGGATGGAATAGTAATGGATATGACGTTCCTTATTTGATCAATAGAATAACCTTTGAGTTGGGAAAAGATTGGGCCGATGAGTTATCTCCTCTTGGAAGGATATATGAGAAATTGAACAAAGGTGGAAAATTTGGAAAGACTTCCAAAGAGTATGTGATAGAGGGAATATCATGTTTGGACTATTTGGTGATGTATACCAAATTCAAAATATTCAATAAACCAGAGGATAATAAATTAGATACTGTCGGTGAACATGAGATTGGTATCAATAAAGTCGATTATGATGGAACCCTTTGGGATCTCTCTGTTAAAGATTGGGAAACGTATGTGGACTACAACCTTCGGGATGTCGAGCTTCTTGTTTTGCTGGATGAGAAATTGCAATATATCAACCTCATTCGGTTCCTATCCCATGCTGGATTGTGTGGTCTCTCACAGGCAATTGATACGGTTCCAGTAATCAATGGTGCTGTAGCGATTAAAGCTAGGCAGCACAACAAATACATATCGACATTTTTTAGACCAGCGAGAATAGGGAAGAATCCGGGAGGTGCAGTCCAAGATCCAAAGGTTGGACACGTTAGAAATGTTGTATCTTTTGATGCGAATTCGCTGTATCCGAGTATTATGATTTCTTTGAACATTTCACCCGAAACAAAACTTGGAAAGGTTGAGAGGAATGGGGACGATGTTAATATCCAACACGTATCCGGTAGAACATTTACCCTGACGAAGGAAGCGTTTGTGAAATACATGAAGGAAGAAAAGGCATCTTTGTCCAAATCAGGACATTTATTCACCCAGAAAGAAAAAGGACTCATGCCGGAATTCTTGGATAATCTTTATACCAAGAGAAAGGATATGAAAAACCTTGGTAAGGAAAAAGAGGCTTTTTTGAATCAAAATAAATCAATCCTTTCTCAGGAAGAGATTAAAAAATTGGAGGTGGATATTCAAAAATGCGATACATTCCAAAACGCATATAAGATTTGTCTAAACTCCATGTATGGATATATGGGTAATTTATACGCTCCGTTGGGTGATGATGACATTGCGGCATCCATTACACTAACAGGACAAGCTATTAATGGTAAGAATAGGGACTTGTTTGTGGAATACATGCAAAATACATATGGAATATCAGACCAAGAGGCTGAAGCGTGTTGTATTGGAGCAGATACTGACTCTGGATATTTCTCTTTGTATATTTTAGAGGAAAAGCATGGCTTGAATCTTCTCGAAGACGGCATGGTTTCCGATAGGTTCTATGAAGAATGTGATAAAATCTCAGAGTATATAAATACACATATTTCTGAATGGGTTATTAAGAATTTTAGATCATTGGATTCTAGAATTGTTTATAAGAGGGAGTCGGTTTGTGATGCGGGAATTTTCTTAGTTAAAAAGCAATACGTTTTACATGTTCTTGATGATGAAGGTCTGAAAGTCAAGAAATTCAAATACAAGGGCGTTGCTGTTGTTACGGGCAAAATGCCCAAAGTGGTGAAGCCATACATAAAAACAGTCATCGAATGTTTAATTTTAGAAAAGGATCGTGATAAATGTAATGGGTATTTCAACGATGCTTATGAAAAATTCAAAGAATTGCCCCACCATAATATATGTCATATTAGTGGTATGAATAATTTTGAGGAGTATTCGAAGAAGTGTGATGGATTAAAGATGGCTAATAAGATGCCTGTAGCCCTAAAGGCAGCATATAGACACAATTATATGATCAGGGAATTAAAATTGGACGGGAAATATCCCAAATTTAAAACGGGTGACAAGGTCAGGTATGTCAATTTAAAAACACCTAATAGATACGGACTGGAAACAATTGCCTTTCATGACAAATACCCGAAGGAGTTTGAAGAAATTTTTCAGGTTGACTACGAGAAACAATTTGATAAAATAGTATTCGCATCAGTTAAGTCCTTTTACAATGCAGTAAATTGGACATTGCGAAAACCAAACGAAAACGTAAGAATCGAATTGGAGGATTTTTTATCATGACACTTAATGAGGCATATATAAAGGGATTGGACGATAGTGAGGCTATCACAATTAAAATATTGACACAGTTGATCTACAATCAACCATTGGATTCTTATAATAATCCAAAATTGGAAACATTGAAAAATGCTCTGAGAATACAGTTGGACTATGTGAATGGCTTGGCGAATAATAAGAGAAGTAATATAGCCAAATACGCAAGAAAAGAATTGGAAAGAGGTCAGGCATTACTTGACTCTGAATAAAAAAATGCTAAACTATAAAAGTATGAGTGAAAAACACGTAGCTATAATCGACCATGTGGGTCGCAATATCATTGGAAAATTGGTCGAGGAAACCGATTCAACTGTAACGATTCAAAATCCGGTGATCCTCCATGTCCAACCTCAACCAACAGGACAATTGGAGGTTCAAACATTCCCATTATTCTTTTTTGAATTTACAGATAAGTCTCAAAGAGAAAAAAATGCTTGGACATATAATAAGTCTAGCATTGTAACAAGTAATGTAGTTCTGGACGAACGAATTCTCTCACAATATGAGAAGATTAATACTCCTCCAGAGGAACCAAAACAAACAAACCCGAAGATTATTAGTATCGAAGATCTATAATTATGGATAGGGATATTCAAAAGGCACTCGATTCTCTTAACGAGATCGACATCAGTGCAAAATATTTAGATCAGTCTTTTTTGGGTGATGACGATTGGATCGACACCGGGAGTCTAATGCTTAATGCATTGATTTCTGGATCGACTAAGAAGGGAATTCCTAAAGGAAGAATCACCCAATTTGTAGGACCATCGCAAACATTCAAAAGTGGATTCCTTCTACAAATCCTAGCGAACGCTCAAAAACAAGGAATGGGCGTTGTTTTATTTGATACCGAAGGTGGAATCGATGCTGTAAGTGCTAAAAGATTCGGTCTTGATGTGTCGAAGGTAAAATATTCCAATCCAAAATCCATCGAGCAATGTCGAAATGGTGTTATGAAAATTCTGGATTATGTTGAACAAAATAATCTACATGGAAAAATTATCATCGCTATCGACTCAGTTGCGAATATGCTTTCAGCAATGGAAAAGTCTAGAATGGAGAAGGATAGCGAATCTGCGGATATGGGAACTTTTGCGAAGTCTGTGAAAAGTCTTCTAAAAACCTGCAACATTTACGCAACCATCACCAAATGTCCGATTATCATGACAAATCATATTTATGATAACCCGGCACAGATGTTCCCGTCTATTGAGAAGGACATTGCTGGAGGAAAGGCTGCGGTTTATCTTCCAACAACAACAGTTCAACTTGCTAGAAAATTGGTCGCTGATGATGGTGGTAAAACATTGGATTCCAAGCTTGCTGCTGGTCAGAAAAAGTATTCTGGGGTAGTTATCAGAGCATTGACCGTAAAAAATCGTCTTATCAAGCAATATCTAGAGGGTGAGATGTATCTCTCATTCTCCACTGGATTGAATAGATATTATGGATTGATAGAGTTGATGAAAGGTCTTGGAGTTGTTGAAAACAAAGGTTCTATTTATTACGATTGGGAGGGAAATAAATTAGGATTCGCCAAAGCTTGGTCCAAAGATAAAGAACTTTGGGAAAACAAACTTATTCCCGAATTTGAAAATAAAATTCAAACAGAATGGACATACGGAGTGGATTATGTTGAGGAAATCCCGACAGAATATGAGGATGAAGATGAGGAATTTGTTGAAGCTGTTAAGACGGAAAGCGTAAAGGCTTTATTGGAAGTTGTCAACGAAGCATCTCAATCATCAGATCCTTTAGACGAACTCAAAAAGCTCAAGAAAAAGATCAGTGATAAGTTGGATGAGGATGATTAATCATTAAACATCAACCACTGCCCGTAATTCGGGAATTTTTTAAAACCTCTATCCTTAAATTGGGTAGGGGTTTTATTGAATTTTGAATCTTTCTCAACTTGTTCTGAGAAATATGACATAACAGATTCCTGCATAGGTTGCCATTCTGAGGCTTTTTGATAAGCCATTTCCAATTCGGCGTTCATACGACCAATACTTTGCTTCAATTCCTTAGCATATTGTGGATCAGCAGATGACAATGCTTCTTCCGCATGTTGTATTTTCACTTGTAAATCATCTATCTTTTTCTGCCAAGGATTCTTTTGTTGTTTTGGCTCAGCAACCTTCTGTTGACCGATACTATCC